TAATATAGGCCCAACCGGTTCGCAGGGGATCCAAGGTATCCAAGGTATTCAAGGCGACGTTGGTCCTACTGGTCCGACGGGCGCACAAGGTAACGTCGGCCCAACAGGTGCGACGGGGGCGGCGTCTACGGTTGCTGGCCCAACCGGACCCCAAGGGATTCAAGGTAATGTCGGCCCAACAGGTCCGACGGGCGCGCAAGGTGATGTCGGCCCAACCGGACCTCAAGGGATTCAAGGTAATGTCGGTCCAACGGGTCCGACGGGCGCACAAGGCAATGTGGGTGCAACCGGACCTCAAGGGATTCAAGGCAATGTCGGCCCTACGGGTCCGACAGGCGCACAAGGTAACGTGGGTGCAACGGGTCCAACGGGCGCGCAAGGTAATGTCGGACCGACAGGGCCAACGGGCGCGCAGGGTATCCAAGGTCCCACAGGGCCAACAGGCGCTCAGGGTGTGCAGGGCCCAACCGGCCCTACAGGTGCAGCTTCGACCGTCGCTGGTCCGACCGGCGCTGGCGGCCCAACAGGTCCCACGGGTGCCACGCCAGCGATTGGCGGCAGTAACACGCAAGTTCAATACAATAGCAGCGGATCCCTTGCTGGATCAGCCAACTTTGTGTTTGACGGCACCAACGTCGGGATTGGTACGAGTTCGCCAGTATATAAGCTAGATGTAAATGGTGATGCTAATTTTGGAAGCACCATAATCACTGGTAGCGGCGTTTCCACAGGGGACGTTCGGCTAGAACTTGGAGCAAACCGCTCGGCGGCTGGCGCTTCCTACATCGACCTTCACGCACTTGCTGGACAAGATTTTAACAGCCGGATTGTTCGGTATAGTGGGACAAACGGCGGTATGGACATCATTAACGCCGGTACTGGCGGGATGGTGCTTTCGCAAGAGGGCGCAGCCCCGATGATCTTTAAGACAAACGCAGCAGAAAGAATGCGTATCCTCTCTGGGGGCAACGTCGGGGTTGGTACGAACAACCCTAGCTATAAGTTAGAGGCTAATGGTATCGTTGCGAGTTACGTCAGTGGTCAAGCGGGCTATTGGACGTACAATGGCGGATCCACTGCTGAATGGTTCACTGGGCAGCGGTCAGGTACAGACCATGCGTATAAAATCAGCCAAGTTGTAGCGGGCACATACACTGAGCGCGTAACCATTACTACTGGTGGGGACGTCGGGATTGGTACGAGTTCGCCTAGCCAAAAGCTGACAGTTCAAGGCGCGCAACTTATCATCCCTGCTGCTGGCTGGTCATCAGGTCAGACAGCCTATATGTATATTGGAGACACCAATAACGGCGTCTCTGCCACCAACGGCGGGTATTCAACCTATTTCAACTTCAATGGCCATAGCTGGAATGTGAATGGCACTGAGGCCATGCGGATTGACAACTCACGTAACGTCGGGATTGGGACGTCTTCGCCTAGCAGCCGCTTGACGATTACTGGCGGCACTACGGAAATCAGGGACGGCAACTACCTCATGCTCCGCCCAGTCGGCAATGGCTGGGATATGCGGCTTCAAGCGACAGGCACCCAGCTTGATGTTCTTTCGGGGGGCGCTCCCGGCTCTCCAATCATGAGCCTCGTGAACGGCGGCAACGTCGGGATTGGTACGAGTTCGCCGGGTGCAAAACTGACAGTAATAGGTAGTGCAAGTAAGCTATATGTAGACCTCAGTGGTGATAACTATTACGACGCGGCCAACCATGTCTTCCGTAACTTTGCTGGCTCCGAACGCATGCGCATCGACAGCAGTGGACGCCTATTCCTAAACTCCACAACTGGCATCGGCAATGAACAGATGCTTGTCGCTTTCAACAGTAGCGGTAGTATCACTCAAGCTATCAACATGCGCGACAACAACGCATCCGGCAATGGCAACAGCTTCCTTGTACTTCGTCGTTCTGACGATACTTACCTTGGGGCGATTGGCCGTTCTGGGACTGACAGCGCCATGTTCGTGGACGGTAACTCCTACCTGACTTTCCGTACTGGCGGTACAGAACGCGCACGCATCGACAGCAGTGGAAACGTCGGGATTGGCACGAGTGCGCCGGGTGTAAAGCTGGATGTAGTTGGTAATGTGCTTGCCCGTGAAGACAACTCAGCGGGCGCTACCCCCGTTTTCTTGCGTAACAGCAATACTGGCAACAACACCACCAAATCATCCTCCGCGCTTTTCCAAGGCACGGATACAGTCGGAACTGTTAAAAACATTGGTTCGATAGGTTTCTTCCCTGACGATGCAAACTACATAAGTTCTAACCTTCGCTTTTTTGTGCGGGCGGGTGATACCACACCTGTAGAACGCCTCCGCATAGTTGCCACAGGCGGCATCATATCCGCCGACCTAGCTGACGCTGTCGGCTACAAGGGTCTGCCGCAGAACCAACAGACATCTGCTTACACGCTTGTGCTGGCCGACATGGGCAAGCACATTTACGCTACGGCAGCTAACTTCAACATCACAATCCCGGCTAACGCGACCACAGCCTTCCCTATCGGCACGGCGATTACAATTGTTGTTGAGGACCAATTTCACACATTGGTTCCGGCCTCTGGCGTAACACTGGTTCTTGCTGGCACTGGCGGGGCGACAACTGGTACTCGCACACTGGCAATCGGCGCGGTGGTTACGGTCCTCAAGGTCGGCACAAACCGCTGGTTCGTATCTGGCGCAGGGGTTACCTGATGACAGGTATTATGTGCGCCCTGCTTGGCGCTGGTGCTAAAGATACCAGCCCGTACTCGGCGTCTTATCTGGTCATCGCTGGCGGTGGTAGCGGGGGCGGAGATGATGGCGGCGGTGGCGGCGCGGGTGGCTATCTTGAAAGCACTGCCACTTTAACCTCTGGCGCGGTATACACCGTTACTGTCGGTGCCGGTGGCGCTAGTGTTTCTGGATCAGTCGCAGGAAACAGTGCATCAAACTCATCCCTTTCGGGGACGAGCGTAAGTGTCACCTCAACAGGTGGTGGTGGTGGCGGAAGCCAGCGCGGATTTTATTTCGGATATAGCGGCGGCTCCGGTGGCGGCGGCGCGTACCCAAGTGGTAGCGGCGGCGGTGGCACATCCGGTCAGGGTAACAGCGGCGGTACTGGGTCCGGTTTTTCAGGGGCTGGTGGCGGAGGCGGCGGCGCTGGCGCGGCTGGTAACAATGCACCCGGCGTTAGCGCTTCAGCCGGTGCGAATGGTGGTAATGGTCTTGCATCGTCGATCACAGGTACATCAGTCACACGCGCTGGCGGTGGCGGCGGTGGCGGTTACGAACCAACGGGCATGGGTGGATCTGGCGGTGGTGGTGATGGCGGCATCGAAACGGCCGGTTATTATGGTCAACCCGGCTTGGCTAACTCAGGCAGTGGCGGCGGCGGTGGCGGACCACCAAACCAAAATACAAGAATCAGCGGCGCTGGTGGCTCTGGCATAGTGATCATCTCTGTGCCAACTGCGCGCTATACAGGTATTACAACAGGCTCACCAACGGTCACGACCAGTGGATCAAACACCATTATTCAGTTCTTTTCGTCTGGGAGTTATACCGCGTGAGCCACTTCGCAAAAGTCATCGACGGTATTGTCACAGAAGTGCTTGTCATCGAACAGGACGTTATCGACACGCGCATGTTTGGCGACCCATCGCTTTGGGTGCAGACATCGTACAACACGCGGGGTGGTCAACATCCCGAGGGACGTCCGCTGCGTAAGAACTATGCTGGTGTCGGCTACACCTACGATTCAATGCGCGATGCGTTTATACCGCCATTGCCGTTCCCATCATGGACGCTTAACGAGGATACTTGCCTGTGGGATGCACCTACGCCGCACCCAAATGACGGCAAGCCATATTATTGGGACGAAGCCGCGTTGGCTTGGGTAGAAATTACGGAAGGAACACAAGCATGACGATTACAAACACTTGGGCTGTTGTGCAGATGGACGCATACCCTGAAGAAGGCGGCGAAACCGATGTGGTCTTCAACGTCCATTGGACTCTCTCTGGAACGGACGGCACCTATTCTGGTAGTGTCTACGGCTCACAGAACGTCAGCATCGATCCGGATGCACCTTTCACACCATATGCAGATCTAACAGAAGCACAGGTGATCGGCTGGGTGCAAGCCGCCCTTGGCGAAGAGCAAGTTGCAAGCTATGAGGCTAATGTGGCGCAGCAAATTGCTGACCAGATGGATCCGCCTGTAGTGACGCCACCGCTACCATGGGTAACGCCAGCGGCTTAAACGGTAAGATTTTATTGATGCCATATAGTTCTCAAAACGGAAAAGCTGCCATTAGAAAACTAATGCAGCGGATTAAACCTCAAACGGGCTTAGACTTAGGTTGCGGATCAGGCACTTACGCAAAGCTTTTTCCCGAAGTTGCATGGGACGGTGTTGAGGTGTGGGAGCCTTATTTTGAGCAATATGGGTTGGCCAACCTATACAATAGCGTTGCCCTTGAAGATGTCCGTAAATGGAAACCCACCAAGCACTGGCCTGTTGCAATACTAGGGGACATCCTTGAGCATATGACCGCTGACGAGGCGGTCAAAGTTGTTAAAAAGTTGAGGAAATGCTGCGATTACCTGATCATTAGCATTCCGATTGGCCATTACCCACAAGACGAATATGACGGGAATCCATACGAAAAACACGTCGTTGATAATTGGTCAGATGAAATGGTGCGCGAAGCTTTTGGCATCCCACTCAGCGTGACCATTGAAGGTGAGATAGGCGTTTACATTTATGGCAATAAGCCAATCCCGCTGAAGATCTGCGTTTACGCCATTTCCAAAAATGAAGAGATGTTTGTCGAGCGTTTTTGCAACTCGGCCAAAGACGCGGATCTGATTCTAATCGCCGACACGGGATCCACAGACCGGACCCAAGATCTGGCCGAACAGTACGGGGCTCAGGTTCATGAGATCTGCATCACCCCTTGGCGCTTTGATGACGCCCGCAACGCGGCCCTTTCGCTGATCCCACGCGACATCGACATTTGCGTCAGCTTGGATCTCGACGAAGAACTTCAGGAAGGTTGGCGCGAAGAGATCGAACGGGTCTGGACCGAAGGCACTACCCGTCTACGTTATGGCTTCGATTGGGGCGCGGGCATCGTGTTCAAATACGAAAAGATCCACGCTCGACACGGTTATCGTTGGACGCACCCATGCCATGAGTATCCGATTCCGTATTTGATCGACGAAAAATACGCCGAAACTGACATGTTGATGGTGATCCACAAGCCTGACCCAACAAAGAGCCGTGGCCAGTATTTACCGCTTTTAGAAATGTCGGTTCAGGAAGATCCGCATGACCCGCGCAACGCATTTTATTATGCCCGCGAATTGTCGTTCCATCGGCAGTGGGAAAAGGCCATTTTCGAGTGCAATCGGTATTTGGCATTACCTAGTGCAAATTGGATTAACGAGCGCTGCTATGCGTACAGGGTAATGTCGCGCTGCTATTCTGAATTGGGCGATTGGAACAATGCTATGCGTTGTGCGCGCCTTGCTATGATTGAGGCTCCTAACACCCGAGAACCTTGGTGCGAGATTGCCAAGCTGGCGTACCAGCGGCACATGTGGGCCGAATGCTATGGGGCCGCGATGTCGGCACTGGCCATCACCGATCGTGAACTGGTCTATACTGTGGATCCCGAAGTCTGGGGCGCGCAACCTCACGACTATGCCGGTATCGCCGCTTGGTATTTAGGGTTGACCAATCAAGCTATTGAACAAACCAAACTAGCTTTGGGCTTTAATCCTGACGATGAAAGGATTAAGGCAAACCTTGAACTTATGACCGGCGGATTGGATTCCGCACAACCGGAGTGCCAAAATGATTGAAGATCTCATCGCACGGGTGTTTCTGACCCGCAATCTGGTTCACCTTGAGCATTGGCGCACCCAATCGTTTTCTCAGCACATGGCTTTGGGCGAATTCTACGATGGGATCGTCGAAAGCATCGACACCATTGTTGAGGCGTACCAAGGTGCTTTTGAATTGGTGGGCCCAGTGCCCGTTCTTCCGCCTTACACCGGCAACATCCTTGATCATTTGGAAGAAGAAGTCGATTGGATCGAAGTCAACCGCGACAAGATTTCGAAGCGGCAAACGGCTGTTGCGAATCTTGTTGACGCGCTTATTGAGAACTACCTCAAGGTGATCTATAAGCTTCGGAATCTTAAATAGCGCAAAGGTGGTTTTCAAACCGCACAAAGTCGGGTAATTTAGGACAAACGGGGACCACAGTATGGGCAACAGCGCCGAAGATTTCAGTCTTTTCCTACCACTTCTCAAAGTGGATGAGGAACAGCGCCTTGTCTATGGCATCATGGCCGAAGAGGTTCTGGATAATTCCGGCGAGATCTTCGACTATGAATCGTCCAAACCGCTTTTCGAAAAGTGGTCCGATCATGCTTTTGATACCAGCGGGGGCAAGTCCAAGGGTAACGTCCGAACCATGCACGGTTCCGTTGCCGCTGGTAAGCTTACCGACATTGGTTTTAACGATGAGGCCAAGCGCATTGAATGTTGCGCTAAGGTCGTTGACGAAAACGAATGGAACAAAGTTCTTGAAGGTGTTTACACCGGATTCTCTATTGGGGGCCGGTACGCCAAGCGCTGGATTGAAAAATCGGAAGAAGGTGACAAGTCCACCCGCTACACTGCGGATCCGGTGGAAGTTTCGCTTGTCGATAAACCTTGCATTCCCACCGCCACTTTTCAGATGATCAAGAAGGACGGCATGGTTGAAAACCGTCTCTTCAAAACTGTGCTTGGAGACGATACCATGACCGACTACATTCCTACGAACGACGAACTTGTCGTAAAAGCCACCGAAATGGCCAAGGCCGCCGGTAAGACCGACGCCGATTGGCTTGAATTTTCGGAAGCGGCCAGCGAAGCGCTGATCGAAGCCCATCTCGGAAAGGCTTGTAAAGCCGAAAAAGAAGACGGCGAACCTCTCGACGGCGAAGCCCGCGATAAAGCCATTGCTGAAACGGCCGGTGCTGACGAAGAATCGCCTGATTCGGAATCAAAGGAACAGGCCAAGGAAGAAGAAGAAGACGAAGCCGTCAAAGCCGACATGGTCGCTGACGAAGACAAAGCCGCCGAAGGCGATGCTGACGGCGACGAAGACGAAGACGCTAAGGCCAAAAAAGAGAAGGCCGCCAAGGGCGAAGAAAAAGAAGCCTATGGTAAGTCTGATCAGCCGGAACTGGAACAGGTTTGGAAGACCAGCGACGGCGAAACCTTCGCAAAGAAGGGTGACGCTATCGCTCACGAAAAGTCGATCACTGACCCGTCGCTTTCGGATCTTGTTAAAAAAGCCGCTGACAAAGTCGCGGTCCTCAAGGCCGACACTGGCGAAAAACCAGAAGGCGGATATGGCGACGTAAAGTATGCGGATCCGGGTTATCTTAGCGATGAGAAGCCACGCTTCCCGCTTGATACCGAACAGCACATCCGCTCATCGTGGAACTATGTCTCAAAGGCCGATACCGCAGCGCTGTACAGCGCCGAAGATCTGGCACGGGTCAAGAACCGCGTAATCATGGCATGGTCAGATAAGATCGACGAAGCTGGTCCACCTTCGGTTGAAAAGATGACCGCGTTTGGCGATCTGACTAAGGCTGTTGAATTGACCACGGGCGAGGGTCCGCTGGCCAAGGGGCTTTACGAAGTCGGCATGATGGCTCACATTCTTCAGGACGTAGCTTGCGTTCAGGCTTGCCTTAACAGCGAAGCCGAATGGGAAGGCGACGGATCTAAGGTTCCTGCCAAGCTGAAAGACGCGGCTGCATCTTTGGCTACGATCATGATCGAATTGGTCACCGAGGAAGTTGGTGAACTGGTCGAACGCATGAAGGTTTCAAACGCCGAAGTCGAAGTCGAAGAGATGCTGACCATGGCCGCCGGTTCGGCCGGTATGGAAAAGGCTGATTTTGCTAAAGCTGTTCAGATCAGCGGTCGCGATAAGAGCCGGATCCAGAAAGTTCATGACCATTCTCTCGCCATGGGTGCAAAGTGCGCCAAGATGGATGACACGGCTGGCGTTTCGGAAGATGCCGAATTTGCCGCTGAGAAAATGGCCAAGGCTGACAAGGCCGACAAGCTGGAATCCGAAAACGAAATGCTGAAAGCGGATCTCGCATCTCAGCGTAGCGAAATGGAAGAAGCTAAGGCGATGCTCAAATCGCTGATGGCTGACATCGAAACGATCAAAGCAACCCCAATGCCGAGCGCGCCACGCACGACGATGGTGGTTGAGAAGAGCGCGGACTTTGGAAAGTCTGAAGCTACGGCTTCGGAATTGGACCTTTCCAAGATGACGCCTGACCAACTGGCTGATCTGGCTATCCGGATCTCTCAAAAGGGTGGGCGTCCGTTGCTCTAACGAAATCCACGGTTCTTGCTCAAAGTGATTCGGAGACGATAAGCTGGGGCAAGAGCCAAGGTAGGTCGCCGGGGACGGTAACCTTTTGGGGAAACCCGACGGAATACCCCGCCGTCAACCCGCTTAGAATAGGAATTTGACATGACTAATGCTGTTGCTGAATTGCAGGACGCATTGACCAAATCCTTCGCGGCACCGATCTCAGATCCCCGGTTGCCTGAAGGTTTGGCCAAGTCCACTTTCTCTCAGTCCGGTTCGGCCACTTCGGGCCT